CTACTTGATTTAGAACTTTATCAGTGCCTTCATTGAAAGCTGTAAGTTTGCTTTCTTCTTCTGCCGCTTGACCAGCCGCTAATTGCCCTGCAGCAGAAATAACACTAAAAAACAATCCAAACGACATTAGACTATCAACTCCGCTACTATACCATTGATTTGCAATGATAGTGGGTCATCTTGCTCAATGGTTATTTGTGGGTTTCGATCATAACCAAGAACCCTAAACTCTTTCTTACCAGTAAAGCTCGTATCAGTAACCAGTGGTCTACTGTTTAGCTTCATTGATCGTGCATCTTTAAGATCAACAACAACATTTGCTAAACCACGAATAGCCCCTGTTACTGGGCCAATCCCCATGTTTGCATCTATTGGGTTTGTTACCAACTTAGCATTAAACTTTTTGCCAACCCAAGCATGGGTAAACCCATAGCCAGTAAATGCAGTAAGGTCCACCTGATTGCTTCCATTCACTGTAAAGCTAAGAAGAGATGATATGTTAGTGCCATCAGTCACCACAACTTCTACTTCCTGACCGCTTGTATATAAGTCGCTCACATCAACAAGATCAGAAACAATAGGCTTATACAAATAAAAATCTAAGCCAGTATCGCCATCAAATTCACAGAGTTGAAGCTGACCATACTCGTCATAGACATTTGCAAAGATGCGGTCCTTAATTGCGCAGACAGAACAAAAACTTCCAGTTGTTGTTACACTGGTCCATGCCGCCCTGCGCTCTGCTCTGTTCGATGAAAACAATGTTGCATTACCATTACCCAAAGTTAATACAGCATATGAATCTGGAAGGCCAAATCCACTATGAGCAACAGTCATACACTTTGGGTCTTCGATCAAATGAGAAGCAAGCGTTGATACCGAGTTTGCTGTATATGCTTGCTCTGCATCAGTGTACAAATACTCTCGAACAATTCGTCCATTGATTGCCGTAAAGACAGTCGCACCATCGATAGAAACAGGCTGAACATATGCAGCCCCATATGGTGTTTGCTTACGAATTTGAATGTTCGTTGGGGTGATTGCTTGGTTTTGATATGTTGGAATATATAACTCACCAGACGCAGTAAAGATTTGCAAGTCACGGTTAGAAACTAAGTATCTGATTTCATTGACATCACCAGTTGCAGCGGTCAAAGAAATAGAATCTGTATCCTCAGCATCACCAATATCGAAGTTGAAGTAACTACCAATCTGACTCATCCAGATTCCATCTGGCTCATCAATGGTTCCCGCAAACACAAGACGGTTCTGGTGAAATACAACAGCAGCAGGGTATCCACGAACAGCAGACCAAGACTGTTCATCCCAGTCTACACTTGGGGCATGAGTTGTAACATAAACAATACCGCCGCCATCCGCAGAGCTAGAAGCAGAACCGCCAGCAGTATAGGTATAGGTATTTTCATCAATGATCCCACTAACGGTAAATGTACCATTGATATTCCCTGAGTTAATGCCACCAGTTGCAGCAGCGTTAGAGATTATGATAGTTTCGCCACCAGCATATCCATGCTCGATCTGAGTAACCTCAACCGTTGCGCTGCCCTCTGAGGTACGCAATGGATTCACAACAGACAAACGAAGCTTTAGCTCGTCAACGATGCTGCCTGTTACTTGAGTTGTTGAGGTATAGCCAGTTATTTCAATCTCTGACTTTCCGTACCGAACTATAGACCCAACATGATCTGCACTCCAGTATGGCTCACTTGTTGTTAAAGTAACTGAGCCAGTAGTGCCAGATGGGTCAAGCGTTACGCCTTGAGACTGGAAACGTGTGTATGGTTGATAAGTTATTGTTCCGTCTAAGCGTTGGTCGAATGTATATACGCTAACCTCAAATGAAGTAAGCCCAGTGCGTGTCAACATTCGGGGCGCAAATAACGGATGGCAAATAAACATCACGTCGCCATACTGCGCAGATGTATATTGTTGGATATAATCTTCATCAAACGGCAATGGGTTGCCATCTGTGTCTTGAGTTAATGTGGTGACCAGAGTGACCGCGCCACTTGTCTCTAGCTGAAAGCAACGAATCTTGCCTTCTTCTACAGATATTACATACTCTTCATTGTTATCAAAAACAAACTTGAACAGGTGCGATTGCGCCTGTCCAGCCGATGATAAACCATAAGTGTATAGATGCTTTAGACCATATCGTTTTTTGATCGAGCCTTCAGACGTAATAACAAAGTTTTGGATTGTCTGTGCTGACTGTGCATAAACAGGACTATCCGTCCGCATCAACATAGAATCACTGATTTCGCCATACTGAAAGCTGTTAATCGGTACTCTAACTTTCTGCATTAGCTGCGCCTTTCAGCAATAAACCTCGATGTATTTAGCTTGCGTGTTGTTTGTTGCTGTGAATGCAAGCGACGTGCCTGACGCATTTGAAGGTCGGCTTTCTGCTCCATTAGACTTGCAAGTTGCGGGTCTCGAGCAACAGATACCGCGAGAACAGCGGCCATCATATATTCAACCGCAGTTGTAAAGTAAGGGGGCCAAGTGGATTCTTCTGCACGAAAAACATAATCAGCAATTAATTCGCTTGTTGCTGATTCATTGCAGTAAACCTTAGAGCCATAAACATCATACTTGATTGGCACTTCATTTATGGTAACTGCCGACAGCATGATTAATTCAGATGGTAATTGATAAGCCGCAGTCCAGCGGCCAGTCGGTTCCTCAGCCAAACGGTTCAAAACAGATTGATCTGTAGCAAAACGCCAACGAGAATTTGTTAAAGCAGAACGCGCCATGTCTTCATACATAGCGTCACAAACAGAAGCTTCTGCCGTTCCATCACTAAATGATTGAATCGCGTCACCACCAATCAAGAGCGATGCGCGAGAACATATTTTAATCGGGGTGTTAGCTACTGTTGGCATGGCAAGTCGGGGGCCGAAGCCCCCGTCCTATCTTAGTTATTGTCTAGGACTTCATAGACACCGTTGTTGTCAATAACAACAGCACCCATTGACATCATAGAGTTGGCAAGGTGCGCAGCTTTCATTGGGACGTAGTTTACTTCCGTTTGAATGTCTGCGTTGATACCCAAGCCTACTGCTGATGTGTGGTACAAGAAGTTTTTACCACCAGCTACAGCAGATGTTGAGAACACTTTAATGCCCATGAATTCTTTCATGGTCATGCCGCCAGCGAATGGCAGGTTTTGTGGACCAACATAGTCGGATGATGCAAACTCAACAATGTTGAACAAGTCAGCATAACCAGCAGGTGACATTGCAAGATAGCGTTGGCCATCTTCTGGAATGTCTGCTGTGCCTAGTGTTTCAAACATGGTCAAGAAGTCTGCTTTAACCAATGCACCAGTTGCATCTGCGATCTGGGTTGCGTTTGCACCAGCATCCATTGCAGTTGTAATGATGTCATCAGTCTTGCGACCCAATGCAGATGCAGCAGATTGTGCAACAGCTTGGCGCTCGTTGATGTTGATTTTCAACTCGTCCAGTTTGTCGATCAACTCTGGCGCATAGAAGTCAGCCATTGTTGCTTCTGCATATGTGTGTACTAGGTCCATAGTTGTTACGTCGCCGTTGCGAGATTTAGTACCCGCTGTACCTGCGCCGATTTTTTGGAAGCGAACTGTTGAACCAGATACGTTGTTGGTACGAACAGTGTTGCGTAGTTTAGAACCCATGCGCTGATACGCTAGGTGTACTTCAGTTTCAAACTGCTTGATAAAAGCTTGGTCGATTGAGCTAGCCATGATTGGCTCCTTTGATTGAGATTACGAACGATACGGGTATCCGTTACTTTCACCTCAAACTTGGGTATCCTTTCGGGCCAATCAGTGCATCACGGGCCGTGATGTCTCATGTGAACCATGAATTGTTGTTGGATTGCAACGCACAAATTCAACATACTTGTTTGGGCCGCTAGTCATTACGCCAACCGCCTCGAACCCAAGCCATGATGCCCAGTCCAAAACAAACTCATAATCAGCCAAGACTGTCATGCTCATGTGCGTGTGCCACTGGTCAAAGTATTTCACAAACATTTGTGATCCTCTGGCCATAGCATGGAAGTTATCCTTGATCTTATCTGAGAACATGGCGAACATTTGCGGGAAGTCTTGATCTCCATCAAACCAAAGACCGCCAATCATTATAAATGACTCACCTTCTTTGCGGCAAAGGTAACACTCTGAGCATTGATACATTTCAAGCAAAGCTTCCCTTACGTCAACATGACCCAAGAGTTTTAACTCGCGCCTGTTTTCTTTGCTCAGATGTTTCTCTACTTCGTCAATGTGATCCAAAGTAAAAGGGGTGAGATAATACCCACCCCGTTCTAATATCTTAGCCTCGTTCAAGCTGCTGCCAAAGCTTTGTGAC